CATCAAGTAACTAAGTTGAACATGATGGAAATTACACCATCTTCATATAAATTTGATGAAGAACTATGAAATATTCAATATTTGTAACATTTGCAATAGAAGGATTCCATTGTTGGCCTGAAGCTAAAGATGTATTTCCAGAAGTAGCATTTTTGTCTGATAGACATAGACATATGTTTCATTTCAAGTGTTATGCTCACGTAACACACACGGATAGAGATGAAGAGTTCATTTTGATGCAACGCAGAATAAAACGTCAACTTAGAAATGCGTTCGGAGGCAATATATTAGAATTCGGCCGAATGAGCTGCGAAGATATTGGTGAGTGGTTGTTAGAACATAATGATAACTTGTATCAGGTAGAAGTATCTGAAGACAATGAAAATGGAGCAATCGTAGTAAAATGATATATTTAGTAGACATAGAAAGCATTCCAACCAGATATACTTCTGAGTGGAAATGGTTTGTGCCTCAATGGTTCAAAGAAAATGGACTTGAGGTAACTGTTATTGAAGGTGATCAAGAAATTCCAGAAATGACTACACCGGGTGCATTTTTGAACTTTGGTGGTACTAATATGTATAAAGCTACTCAAGTACATCAAATATCTCGATTATTCGTTGAAGACAAAATTCAAGATGGTGATCAATTTGTATTTACAGATGCTTGGCATCCTGGTGTTATCAACATCAAGTATATGTCTAAACTATTAGGCAAAGACATTACACTTCATGGATTATGGCACGCAGGTTCATATGATCCTAATGACTTCTTAGGCAGACTGATTGGAGATGAAAAGTGGATACGTAATGCAGAAGCTTCTTTCTTCGAATCATTTGATTATAATTGGGTAGCTACTGATTCGCATGAAGAACAAATACATCAAGTATTTCCAGATGTAAAATTACATCATACGGGTTGGCCAATGTCATATACAAGAGATTTGTTGGACCGAGCTAAGCAAAGTGAAAGAATTAATACAATTGTATTTCCACATCGAATTGCTCCAGAAAAGCGTTTAGATTTATTTGAAGAATTATCTAAAAGACCTGAGTTATCTCATTATGAATTCAAAGTTCCTATGCAAGAAAATCTTACAAAGGATCAATATCATAACTTGCTAGGAACAGCTCGTTTTGCTGTATCATTTGCAGAACAAGAAACATTAGGAATATCAATGTATGAAGCTGCTTGTGCAGGAGCTGTTCCAATTGTTCCGAATAGACTTTCATATGTTGAAATGTATTATGACGGTTTCAAGACAGATGGCACGGTAGATGCTGTAGTTAATAAAATATTAGAATTAGAATCTCATGATTTGCAGCGTGAAGCAAATGACCAAGCTAACTTGTTACATGAGCATTTCTTTTCAGCAACAAGATTACTTAATAAATTAAAGGAAATAAATGCAAGATAAAAGGTTTATATATTATCCTTCATTGTCAGCGGGTAGTATGGTATCTGCTTTCAAAAAAGATTATAAATTTACAGATGGAACACCTGTTAAATTTTATGATTCAAGATATCCATCAGAATGGCGACATCCATACTTTTTGATTACGGCTGGTCATCATTACAAGAAAATGGATTTTCGTGACCAATTAGGATTAGAAAAAGATGTATTAGTATTTGGCGACTCAGGTGGGTATCAGATTGCAACAGGAGCATTACCATATTCAAATGAATTGAGAGAAAAAATCTTTCATTGGTTAGAAGCTAATTCAGATGTAGCAGCTAATTTGGATATTCCACCTAAGACTGTATACAAGAACAAGTTTCATGAATGTGCGGATATTTCATTTGATAATTTTAAATGGTTTGAAAAGAATCAATCAGGAAAGACTGCATTCATTAATATGCTTCAAGGATCTAATTCTGAGGAATATACATGGTGGTATCATAAATTTAAAGATTTTGACTTTAATGGATGGGCAATTGGTGGCCCGCAAAAGTTAGTAGACTTCATGTTTGCATTAGCTTTAATGCTTCAAGAAAAGGAATTTGAAAAAGAACATAACAAGTACTTGCACTTGTTGGGTATTAGTAAGATATCAGACTTTTTTATTTTAGCAACATTGCAAAAATTAATGAACAAGTTAACTAACAATAGAATATATGTTAGTACAGATTCATCATCGCCAGGACAATATCCAGTATATGGGACATATCTTCATTCTTGGAACTATAAAGTTCAGTCATTTAGTGAATTGTATTTTCCTAAAAACAATGAATATCGTAGACAAACACATATTGCACAAGGCAAATCAATATCAACACGTGTTGATAAAAATCAACATGTAGCGTGCGGATTGGATTGCCCAGCTTGTAAAGACTTTACATATGAGTATTTAGAAGGCAAAACTGCAGAAGGCTTAGATCGTTATTCACAAGAAGCTATGCCTCGAATGGTAGTTCATAATACACATTTGTATGTACGATTAGCAGAAGATATCAATAAGGTTGTTGATAGCCATGTAGAAATGCTAGAAACACTTATTCCGAGAGACTTGTATTCAGTTATTCTATCAATGCATGAAATGTTTGCAGATCCAGACGCAGCAATGCATGTATATGAAAAATACAAAAAAGTATATAAAAAGTTCGGTGGAGATAGTATATCAACTATCAATGCTACATCATTCAATCAATTCTTTGGACAAAAAACAAATTAATTATAAAAATAGGTTACAAAATGGAGAAAAGTAAACTCGTAAATTTTATTAATCGTTATCATTTAGCAGGAAACTGTGAAGCGGTTATTGTAAAGGAAAATGAAAACGGCGTAAGCTGTGATTTAATTGACTCTGATCAGACAGTAGTTGGTAATGTTCAATGGAAAACCGATCCCTTTCTTAAAGGAGAGTTAGGTATCAATCACACAGGTACATTAACAAAGATGTTGTCAGCAGTAAATGAAAACATTGACATCAACGTAAAGGAAAGTGCTGGAAAGAACTTTTCAATGGAGATCAAAGAAGGATCTACCAAGATGACATTCATGTTGGCAGACACTACGGTTATTCCAGCAGTGCCAGCAATCAATCAACAACCTGAGTATGAGGTTAGCATTGACTTAGATGATGTATTCATCAATCGTTTCATTAAAGCAAAGAATGCGTTACCAGATGCAAAGAACTTTGCCGTTCAAGTAAAAGAAGGTAAAATTCGTTTCATTATCAATTATACAACCATCAATGCAGATAATATTTCATTTGAGATTGATGGTGGAGTGAATCCAATGGAACCAATCATGTTCTCAGCAGACAAATTGAAAGAAATTTTGACTGCAAATAGAGGTGATATGGGTACGCTTCATGTTTCATCACAAGGATTGGCTAAAGTTGAATTTCACGGTCAGGATTTTGATTCTACTTATTTCCTTGTACAATTACAAAACTAATTGGATATGATAGGACAAGTAGAAAATACACTTTGGGTAGAATCGTTTAGACCAACCACATTAGATGGATACATTGGTAATGAACATATCATAGAGAAAGTGCGCATCTTCATCGAAAATGGAGATGTGCCACATCTTCTCTTTTATGGTCCTGCAGGCACAGGTAAAACGACACTTGCAAAGATTATTGCAAACGGTGTTGATGCAGATATTATGTATATCAATGCATCGGATGAAAACTCTGTTGATACGGTTAGAGATAAAATCAAAAGATATGCATCAACAGTAGGATTCAAGCGATGGAAGATTGTGATTCTCGATGAAGCCGATTTCTTAACACCGAATGGTCAAGCAGCATTGCGTAATCTAATGGAAACATATAGCAAGACAACAAGATTTATTCTTACATGTAACTATGTTGAAAAGATTATTGACCCAATTCAATCAAGATGTCAAGTATTTGGAATTACGCCACCAAATAAGCGTGATGTAGCACAGAGGTTAGTAACGGTTCTTGACGATAAGGGCGTAAAATATGATGTTAAAGATGTTGCAACAATTATCAATGCATCATACCCGGATGTTAGAAGAGCAATCAATGCAGCTCAAGCTCAAGTAGTCAACGGTGAATTGCGTATTGACAAGCAAAGCACAGTTCAAGCCAATTATATGACTGAAATACTTGAAGTGTTAAAGAATTTGAAGGATAAGAAGAAAGCATTTACTCAAATACGTCAAATTATAGCTGACAGCAAAGTAAAAGACTTTCAACCACTATTCACATTCTTGTATGAAACAATAGATGATTATGGAACAGGTCATGTTGCTGGTGTTATTTTAATATTGGCAGAAGCTCAGTATCAAGATGCTCATGCAGTTGATAAAGAAATCAACACAATGGCAATGTTTGTTAAATTAATGAATGAATTATAAAAAATAAACCCAACACTTACGCTTAAATAAGGAGAAATATTATGGAAATAATCGCATTTTTGTTAGGTGTAGGTTCAGTTATTGCAATTGCAATGGTTGTGTCTATGTTTAGGATGAATAAACGAATCGCTAATAGCGAACAAAAGTTAAACGACCAAGAAAAACAATTCGATGATGTTTATCGAGAATTTGAAAATACGAATAATACATTACATCAACGTGTTGATGAGTTATATAGTGTATTAGACTCAAGATTTGATAAATTCGAAAATAAATTAAATAACAAAAAATAATTAATCAGTAAGTGTTGGGTTTTATAAAATAAAAATATGAACATAAAAGAAATACAACAAGAAATCCATAAAGTCAATGTAGAAAAAGGCTTTTGGGAAGATAGAAAAAATGTAGGCGAAGTTTTGATGCTAATCGTATCAGAGTTAGGCGAAGCATTAGAAGCACATCGAGGTTCTAGAAAAGCCTTAGTTGAACTGTTTGATGCAAAAGCAATTGACAGAACTGAAGCAGCAGATTATCAAGCAGATTTTGAACAATGTATTAAAGACACATTTGAAGATGAAATTGCTGATACAGTAATTCGTATTTTTGATATGTGTGAAGGTTTTGGTATTGATTTAGAACGACATATTGAATTGAAATTAGAGTATAATAGAACAAGACCGTATAAGCACGGTAAAAAATATTAAACATGGCAGAAAAGAAAGCAGCAACTATCTTTGACTTTATCAATGGAATTACGCATCAAAAGAAAGAATGGTCAGAATGGTCAGATCATGATCAAAAACAGTTCTCACCATTTATCGTTAATCGATTCTTATCAATGCGTATGGAACTAACTGAAGTTATCAATGAGTTACAGCGTTACACAATAGGTTTACTTTCTCCCAAAGATACTTATCGCTTGTATCATGGTCTCCTCCCATCAAACAAGACCTTCGCTAAATACATAAAAGGCAAGAAGGAAGATAAGTATGAAAAAGAGTTAGTTTCACAAGTAGCCGAACATTATCAGGTTAGCCTTGCTGAGGCTACGGATTATGTTGATCTTATGTCAAAGGATAGTTGCTCTTTCCTGCTACAACGTTACGGTTATCAACCAAACGAAATTAAAAAACTAGTAAAAGGAGTGAAATGAGCAAATCCAATCAAAGTGCAATTCAATATTGTGAAGAGACATATCCAGAAATGATGGAAGAATACAAAAGGATTATGTGGGAACAATATGAAACCTTTTGTAAAAAACAAAGGAATTATGGGCCAGGTAATATTTCAGTAGGTACTGCATTGCAGACTGATGATGATATCAAACTATCACTGACAGGTTTGTGGTTCAGAATGAATGATAAAATTCAACGACTAAAACAACTAGTAGTACTCGGTCAGCCAGATGAAGTAGGCGAATCAACTCAAGATACTTATGCTGATCTTTCAGTATATGGCATCATTGCACAACTAGTTCAAAACGGCAAATGGGCCAAGTAATTATTTGGATATTTCAAAGTAATTTCTTATAATAAAATAAAATGGCAAACAACATTTTTTCAGTAGTAACTTTAAAGTTTAAAACACCAGAAGCTGGCGAGGCATTTGCAGATAAATTTGGCAACTGTGATATGTTAGACATGGAATTATACAAATATTTAGGATTTGATGACTATCCAAGTCGTAGTGAAGCTATAGATCACGGTGGGGCTAAATGGTTTTGGCTACATGATAACCCACAGCCTGGGTATGGCGAAGATGAAACGGAAGTTCATATGTGTATTGAATCAGCTTGGTATATTCCGAATAATCTATTTGAAACGATTGCTAAGCAAGAAGATTGCTCAATAACAGGCTATGCAGAAGATGAATATCGTAACGCATGGACACTCTTTGAGTTCAATCAAGACTTTGATGATCATGAAGTGTATGACTCATTCTTGCGAGAAGATACCGTATCTGACTTCATTACATGGTGCAAGCATAATATGATAAACTTAGATGAATTGTATGAAGCTGCAGCTGACGCAATGACGTTTGAAGATGACGTCAATGGTGGAGAACTAATTAGAGAGTTTCTTATTAAAGATCAAGAATGGTCAGAGTCATTCTTTTTTGGTATGCCTGCTGAATTTACATATACATGGGGAGATATGGAAATGATCAGAGAAGAAATAAAATCAAGATAATATGCCAGAAGTTCAATACATATCACCATTATTCAAATTAGCAAGACGTGATCCATTTACGGTACCAACACGCATTTCATATTCACAATGGTCAATGTATGAGAAATGTCCTAAAC